TAACTGCATTTTTACCATTTGAAGTTGCTGCGTTTGTAAATGCAAGAGTTGCACCTGTTGTTGCGTTTAATGCAACTTGTTCAAAACCAGCGATAGCTTGTTGTACAATTACTAAGTTTGTATTTGTAATATCACCCCATAAACCAGCTTTTTCACCGGTAACCATTAACTCTAGTTTAAGGTCTGTTGAATAACTTGATGCCATAATTTTAAATCCTTATATTTTATTTTTACTAAATTTAAGCGGCTGTGTCAATCTCATTCCAAGTGACACTAATTCCGGTGTCGACAATCTGCCAAGATTGTACATTAATGCTTCCTGAAGTTATTGTCAACTGATTTCCAGTTGGAAAAACTTGTGCTGAAGCACCTGCTACTGCATTATTTAAACTAGTATTTAACTGTTGTCCAGTTATTTCTGCAATAGTTACAGCCTCTAATTCAGCTTGTCCTTGACCTAATCCTAGAGCAATTCTAGGTATCTCAGAACCTGTTGAATTAACGATATTTGTAGAACCATTTACACCGTCAAAATGAAGTAAAGAAATAGTATTTCCATCTGCCGTAAATGCTGAAGTAGGAGGTGTAAAGGTTGTTGTATATCTTGCAATATTAGAGGATCTAAACTCATCTATATAACCATTAAAGAATTGAGTTTCACCTTCATTTGTTCCTATTTTATAAGATTGACCTGGATAGCTGTCTCCACCTGTAGCGTACTGAAGTTTAGAAGTTCCATTAATATATAAATTTAAAAGACTTCCATTTTGTACTAATGCAAAATGATTCCATTGATTATTATTAAGACTAGGTGAACTTGTTTGTGCAAGAATTGTATTATTTTGAATTAATCTTAACTGTCCAGCTGATGTAACTGAAAATGCAAAACCTTGATTAGATAAAGAGTTATCCCATAGATATGCGTCTTGTGCAAAGTTGGTAGCATATGCAAAAAATTCTATTGTAAAGTCATTTTGAACAACACTTGTAGCTGTTGATTGTACAAAGTCTCCCGTTCCATCTAATAATAAAGATGAAGGTCCAAATTTAGCTTGAGCTGTAGATAATTGAGCGTCAGCTTCAGCTGTAAATGTTGGTAATATATCATTATTAATTACAACATTAGCATCTCCTTGAACAACTGACCCTAAAGCAACACCTGCCGTTAATCCAATACCAACAACTGTAGCATCTGGAGAAGGATCTACTGTTCCTTCAGCTGCTGTTAATTCATTACCTGTTACAGCAGCATTAGTTAATATACCTACATCGGTAACTGAGTTTCCACCCCATTCTGTGGTAGTTGCTCCCCATTCATCTTGACCCCAAGTTTCTTGAATACCTGAAGTTACACCTAAGCCTAAATTAGTATTATCTAATTGTACAGAAACCCAAATACCTTCTGCACCCCAAGCTTCAGTTCCCCATCTATCTCTACCCCAACCTTGCTCATTATAAACAGTTAAAGAACCTAAACCTGTATTTAATTGTTGACCTGTTAGTATTGCATCAGGAGCAGGATCAATTGTTCCTTCTGCTATTGTTAATCCTTGTAATGGGTTTTGATCTAAGAAAACTTCTGTTTGTGAAAATACAAAAGGATTACCTAAATTTTGAATATTTAATTGTCGACCTGATACGTCAACTTGTTGACCTATAGCAACATCGGTTAATGATGGACCACCCCATTCTGTAGTTGATGCATTCCATTCAAGTTGTCCCCAAGATTCTTTTGCACCAGAATCTACAGTTAAACCTAAACCAGTTAATTGAACATCTAATGTGCTTTCTCCCCAGTTTTCTGATCCCCAGAAATCTGATCCCCAACCTTGGTTTGGATAAGAGTCAACAGAATTTAAGGCAATAGAATTACCAAACCCTGCAACAGATACTGTTACATTGTTTTGATCACCCCAATTACCTGCGTTCCAACTAAGTTCGCCCCAAGCGTTGGCCATAATAGGTTTACCTCCCTATTACGCGTTACCAATTCTTAGAATCGCTGCTGAAGTTGTGAAAGCTGGGAACTGAATTGTAAATGTTCCTGAAGTTGCTGTTTTGTCTGAACCAAAATCTAATACTGCAACCGCCGCATTCGACGATGAAGTATTATAAATTAAGGCTCCTCTAGCTGTAATTGTAACACCAGTAAAAGATAAATCAGCAAAGTCCACAATTGCAACTCCTGATGCAACTGAAGTACTTGGATTTGGTTTTACTAATGCTCCTCCACCTGCAGTATACTGACCAGAAGCCGTAACTTCGTTAGTCGATGTGTATGCTGTAGTAGCAGAGTTTAATGTTGCAGCTGAAGTATACAAAGCAAGTTTAAAATTATCACCACCAGAAAATTGAAAATCATGTTTTCCTTCTAGTAATTCCTTTTTAAAACTATTTGCAACCGCTTGTGTTATCGCCATGTTTTACTCCTTATTGTGTTTTAGGAAGTCGAGGTGAACCACTTTGATATTCATCTCTTCTTCGTCTTCCCATTTGTTCTACAGTAAATCCTTCAAGGGCCTGTTTATATTTTCCTTCGTAGAATTGGATCATATCAGGCGGTCCTTTTAAGAACCCGTAAGCCTCTACTAAACATGCATACAAAAGTCCGTTAGGGAATTCCTTACTTAAGTATGTTTCAGTATTACTACCCGATAATCCTGATGGTTTCAAGATATAATTTATCTGCATGTTATAATTTTGATCTGGTGTTGGAGCAAGCACAATAGTGTTTTCATCCCAATATGAGTAGTATTTTGGCAATCCTTCAACATTAGTTGGGTTATATTCCGATATAAAGTTCGTGTCTCTGTATTCTAGAAACGAGCGGCTAGAGTTATCTGCTCCACCTGTAGAATTAGTGATTTGAACTGATCTAATAATTAATGTTTCATCATTAATTAATGGCGTATTAACATATCTTTGAGATGCTACAATATCAGCTTGTGCATAGGATCTATTATTATCAGAATCGACATCTCTTAAAATTCTAAATTCAGCATCAGAAATAAATCCATCAACAATAGTTGATGTAAATACATTTGAATCAACTTCACAATAATCTCTAATCTTTGTTACTAGTTCTGCGTATGTCATGGTGTTAATGTAACTGGACCTGCAGTTACAGTCATTCCTCCAAATCTTCCTGATACAGTAGGTGTACTTCCTAAATTGAAAGTGTAATTATCTGTACCTGTTACTGTTATACTAAATCCTGATGAATTTTCAAATACTGTATATGATAATCCTCCCGGACTTCCATCAACATTTCTAAATACAACTACATCTGCTGTAGATCTTCCGTGTGAAGGTTCATAAACATTTATAGTAGAATTTCCTGATGTAATAATAAAAGGATCCGAAGGTAACAATGGATCTGTTTGTGGTTCAGTTCTTGCAGGTCTTGCATTCATTAATCCTTGAGGATCTGCAGTATGTGGTTTTGGTTCTAATTGTGGATGTTTAGGTTCAAATTCAGATATATGTACTCTTGCTCCATTCCATTCTTTTACCATTTCTTTGTATGGAAATTCCTGACCTGATCTGTCAGATATAAATTTAGCATATTTTCCTGAAGCAGTATTAGACATTTGGATAATAAGTTTTAGGTGTTATGAAAGAACTTGAAGAAGAACCATCTTCAGTTAAAGCTCTTTGTAATTCATCTTCATATAATAATTTTAATTCTTGAGTTCTTTGTGGTGCAAATTTTTGTGATAAATAATATGATAAACCAGATACCATACAAGGTACAAATCTATATGGAACATCTGTTGCATTAGTATAATTACCTACATCTTGTATTCTTTTTACATAATAGTAATTAATAAAGTTTCCAGCTTCTGTTGATCCTGGAGTTAAGTATAAAGTGATTGTAACTTTATCTATGAATCTTTGTACAAAATATTGTGTTGGAGTCCCTTCATCAGTTTTATTTGATAAAGATTGATATTCAGACCTTGATATTTTTGTTAATGGAAAATCTACAGATGATGAATTTCTATATGAAGCTTCTAATACATCATCTACACCATAAACTGCTGTTGCATCAGAAGTTCCATCAGAAGTTGATCTATACATAGTATATTCTGATTGACCATCAACTAATGTAATTGAATTATTTGCAACTTCCCAGTAGTGCAAACCTCTGTTTGCCCATTCTTGAAACATAATATTTAATGAACGTCTTGCAGATTTTAAATTAAAACCTGCATTAGGTTGCATTCCAATTCTTTCATAAGCTTCTTCTATGATCTCATCAATCGCAAAAGTCTTATCAAAAGTATATGTTCCAGAAGTAGTGTTAGCCATTTAGCCTCCTACTTATCGTATACGACTGTTACCGTACCAACTAAATCAGTTACAAAAAGTCCATTTTCAAATAAGATACCATCTTCTGCAAGATTGTATGCAAATACATCTCCTGCGGGTGCATCAACTTGAAAATAATTAGATCCTGTTGTTCCATTTAATAATGTAGCTGCAGCTGCAGTTGTAGTATTAGGTGCACCAAGAATAATTCCTCTTAATCTTGTTCTACCTGCAAATACTAAACCATCAGAATCTTTTCTTGTAGCTTTAACATCTGATTTCATATTTTAATCTCCTAAAAATTTATAGGAGCCCCGAAGGGCT